AAGACTCCCAAGCAGAAAAGTATACCGCCGCAGTTGAGAAGACTGGTACCACCGTAATTAGAATGACTCCAATTGATTCAAGACTAAACATTGGAAGCAAGTTCTATAAGCCAGCTACCTACCTTCACGAGATTTTTAAAGACCTACCAAGTGGGTCCAATATTGTTCTAATCGGATTCCACAACACCAGATTTGAAGATATTTTGTTAAAATACAAAAATAAATTCTCCATTTCCATGTGCGCCTTTACCACAAAATCCAAAAATGGCATGGATATGAAAATCCCAGAACATTTTTATCCCTTGTTAAATAAGGCTATTTCCCTTGACAATCATGTAAATGGTATTAAGGGAGAATATGAAAAACAGAAGGAATCAATCGAGGAAGCAATTTAGTATTATCAAGTGAGGAATGCAATAACGGTTCCTATAATAAGGGAGTTGCTACCATGTATTACATCAACGTATCCTCCGAGCAAATTGAGGATTTGAGGCCAGCGATTGACCTCCTAATTCAATTGTGGGGAGAGGATCTTGATAAAGGAGCCCTATATCTCTACGGAATGGTAGATGGCAATTCTCCCATTGTCCCCAGCATGGAAGCCTCAGCAGAAGCTAATAATATTACTTACGGAGTAGTCGCTATTCCGGTTAACTCTGATTCTCTGTATTTTCTAACTGGTTCAGGCTATTCCCTTAAACATGAAGCTTTCGTATACGTCAGTAATGGAGAGATCAGATCCGGTAATTTTGGAGATGCACAAACAGAATCAGTAGTAACCTTGTCATCCTTTACCAAGTTAGCTATTTCCAGTTCAAATACCTTCCTTGATCGTTTCCTAAAACTAGAGAATCCAGAAGCACTTTCATCTGAAAAGCACGGTCCAGATACCAAAGCCGAGAGAAGTGAAGCCGGGACAAACGTTGAACATGGTGGATTAATCCATGAAGAACCAGAACTCCCCGAAGAAAAAATGAGTAGTGTTGAAGGTTCAGTAATGGATATTTGGGCTGAATCCAACATTGAAGACTGGTCTGTATCCGAGCTTTATAAACTACTTCACGGACTCCAAGCAGAGGGGGCAGATAGCGAATCCACCTCTTTCTTTCTCTGGAATGCCTCTGATACTGAGGGCTACTTGATTGAGATTGCTGGTTCACCTGATGCCGCCGCTAAATTGATTGGATCTAAGCTTGGCCTACAACCCCAAGAAATCATAGAAGAAGGCTCTACCATTACAGGAAGAGAATTAGCCTCAGCTATTGAGGCTCTACTTGGTGGGGAGTAACCAATGGCTACTGCAACACTTACTGTTCCAGGGATTGTAATTAACCTTGATATCGCTGAAAAATTTCAACAAGCAGCAACTATGCATGGTCGAATTAAGGTTGAGTTGTGGTATGAAACCGAGAAACCTAAACATTTAAGTTCATTCCTACTACGAGATACCTTTGCCTTTGATGGTAAATTTGTGGAATCTGTATCTGTTCTGATGAGACCAGAAGATGTATTTGATATGTCAGAAGCCTATTGGGATACGCTGGAGAGACTAAAGGATAGTGGTATTGTAACTGCTGATTCTGAGTTCTTTGGCTATGAAATTCGCCTTGAAGATAAACAAACTCTAGCCTGGGTGGTATAAGGGTCCGATAATATTCAGGAGTAAACGCCTTCTAGTTAAGTATAATAGAAGTGACAGACGATTCTGTCCAGCAGCCGCTGGAGGAAGGAACGAGATGAAATGCTCAGAATGTGCCGGAACCGACCACGACAAGCCTTCACAGGTTGATGACTCTTGCCATGAAACACTCAAAGCCCGTGTCGCGGATCTAGAGAACGACCTACGGTCCCTTCTGGACTACGCCGAGCATGGCGACATAACGGGTCGAGGTTGCAGCATCCATCAGGTCAAAGCTGATGCCAGAGAAACCCTCAACCGCAAGTAATGTCCAGGAGTCCCATGAATGCCTACGAATCCCACCCGATCATGATTGACCGTGGCACCTTTTGGCGTTGTGACCACGGCTGTACCTTTGCCATTCCCTGCTGGCGCTGTGGGTTGAAACACCCTATCAAGTTCCTTAGTCACCTTCGCGTTAAGCGTTGATCCTGCCCAGGAGCCACGATGGACTCTGACCTCATCCCCTTTGATTGGTCTTCCGATGCCCATGAACGCAAGTGCCCAACTTGTGGCGCAGAGCCAGGTCAATGCTGTTCCTCCCCGGAGCCGGATCGTCCTGGGTTTGCCGAGGAACACGGCAGACTCATTCACTACAGCCGCGAATAGTTTTTGCCCAAGAGCCAGACAAGGAACTCTAACAACGCACAAAGGAAGTTAAATGAAGACCCTGTTTAAATGTCTATACGGCTCTCACCTTTATGGTGTGGCTCAGCCTACCTCCGATAAGGATTTCAAGGGTGTGTTCACTCAGTCTTTGGATGAGCTTGTCAGTCTTGCCCCCACTAATATCCAGTGGAAGGATGAGGAAAAAAACGAAGAGCATGAAATGTATTACATCAAGGCTTTTGCTGACCTGATGGCTTCTGGTCAGACTGTGGCTTATTCTATGTTATTTGCTCCCCAGAATATGTGGCTGGAGTCTACTCCTGAATGGGAGGAGTTGGTTCTCAACAAGGACAAGGTAGTCTCCAAGGCTCTGAAGCCCTTTGTTGGGTATGCCCGAGATCAAGCTGTCAAATACTCCCTCAAAGGTGAGAAGCTCCAGCTTTTAGATGAAGTGATCTTCTTCCTTAGTGGCTATCCCCCCAACTTCCTCCCTCGACTTTGCTGGGATCAACTTACGGTGGCTTTTACTGGTCGCCCAACGGTTAGATTCTGGACAGATGTCAAGGGTGAGGTGGAGACCCGTTTGATGGAAATCTGTGGTAAATCCTTTGGGGAGACCACCACTGTTAAGCTGTGGTTGGATGCCCTGGTCAAACTTCGCAAAACCTACGGGACTCGCGCCATGGAAGCCAAGGAGAACGATGGTAAGGACTTGAAGGCCCTATATCATGCGGTACGCATTATAAGCGAAATGAACGAAATCCTTGAGTATGGGACGGTAACTTACCCTCGTCCTGAAAAGGAACTCCTGCTTGACATCCGTAATGGTAAGCTCACTAATGGAGAAGTCAGCAACCTCATTGACGAACTGATGGCAAAGGGAGATAGGTTGTTTGAAACCTCCACTCTCCGAGAGAAGCCAGATTATGAATGGCTGAATCAATGGTATAAGAACACACAAATAAACGCAGTTAGACATGAAATTTTGAAAGTCAAAAATAAGGAGCAGTCATGCACGAATTTTTTAATGTCATGGGTAAAAAAGCTTGGTTCGCTGTTAAAGTCGTTTTTTGGATTGTAACGATTGACATAGCTCTTGGAGCCACCTCTCATGTTATCAAAGACTTTTTCATGATTGGTTGGAGGGCATTTTGATTCCTCCTTGGATCGACATCAAACCTAATGTTCTAGTGGCAAAGCATAGTCTTAGAGTTTCCCGAATTATGGGGATTTCAGGACTGGGTTCTTATTCTACTTTACCTCATAGAAAAATGGACTCTGAAAGCCGAGAGCCTGTACCTATAGTGAACGAGGCGATAGGGCAAAACATTGACACCTTCGCGTAAAAGCCGCTACTCAGCGGCTTTTTTAATTTTAGCACATCTTAGTTTATGAGCTTCTGATATCTTTTTTCTATGTTCTTCTGACTTCGGCTTGCCCTTTGACCCTTCTGATATCTTTTTTCTATGTTCTTCTGACAGGGCTACACCCTTCCTTTTCCTACTCATTTCCGCCCTCTCTTCTTCTGTCCAAATATGCCTAAAACTCACCTTCAGTTGTTCTAATCGTTTAGCATATTTTTCTGGATCGGACTTAATTGCCGCCCACCCTTGCTTAGATCCCTCACTTTTTGCAAGCCTAAGTGTATCGGAATCAATCCTGGTTTTTGCTAATTCTTTCAAAGAGTTGCTCATTTTTTCAATGCTTTCTTTTTTCCACACTCTTTTTGAATTTGCTTCCCCTATTTTCTTCTTCTCTTCCTCAGTATGCCTCCTCAGTTTTCCTCGCTCACTCATTTTTTGTTTTGTATCTGCACTGTGCTTTTTCCCACTCATTGGAGATCCGGCTATCCTTGATATGTTATAACCCCCTTCTTCACTAGACTTAAAGAAATCTAAGAAAAACTGTTCTCTTGTAAGGAGGTCTTCTTTGCCTACAAGTTCTAAAATTTTACAATCGAATGCGTTTGCTCCATGTTTATTCCACGAATTTTGGAGTTTTAAAGAGTGATGGCCTCCTTTTTCTAGGAAATCAAAATGCTTCAGCA